ACTCATAACCATTCTAAATCTGTAAAAAATATCTGTGATTTTGTAAAATCTATTGTTATTCCACTATCTCATGTTCAATCCATAGTATCTATATTCCAACTAGATTGAGCTACTTCTGTATCAACAGCACTTCATGTTACATAACTTCTTAGTACCATTGTTGGTGTTCATTCATTATCTAAAACAAAAACTCAATTTTCATCATTAAAATATCACATAGCTGACTTTATTCAAGTTCCACCACCTGATTTTCTTAATACTCATGTTGTGATAATCTGATGAGATTTTCATGGCTGGTAATTAAACCACATGAAAGATTGTCTTACTCTTTTTCAAGCAGTTGTTTCAGCTACTCACATTACACTAGAAGCTGTATCTTGCGACCATGTACTTGTTGTACCACTTCCACTTACTTCTTGGTCATCATAAAGTAATGGTAAATTATCAAATATTTGCTTACTATCAAATAATGTAACTGGCTCTGAAGTTCTTAGTCTTCAAAATGCATCTGTTGTAGCATTATCAGCATATGATATTCAAGTTGGTATCGTTATATTTGAACCTGCACTTCTTCACATATTTTATTTTTTAGAAAATAAACTTTGTTCTAATTCATTTAATCTCTTTTCTTTAAGATTTAATTTCTTTTCTTTTTTCTGTAATTCATTTACTTGTTTACTAAATTCTTTTTTAGAATCGTCGAGTATTTTTCTCTCCATATCCATTCATTTCTCTCTTTCATCTAATTCTAATTCATATAAAGATTTATGATGTTTTAATTTTTGAATTTCATTTTGTAAATATTTTTCTTGTTTTTTTAATTCTTTTAATCTTTTTAAATCAATTTTATATTTTTCTATCTCTTTTTTTATTTTTTCTAATTCTTCTTCTCATTTATGTAAAGATAGAGACACTTGTTTAGATGTTTCTATATGTTTATATATATTTTTCTCTAAAGTGTCTCTCTCATTGTTTAAATCATGTTCTAATCACTTATAATCAATATTTTTTTGATTATATATATTTTCTAATTCATTTATTTCTTTTTTTATTATATTTAATCAATTTCTTTGTTCTTTTATTTCAGAAAACACTTTATCTCTATCTTGAATAGCTTCAATCATTTCTAATCTAGCTTTTTCAGCTTCTTTAAGATAATGTTTTTGTAATTCAAGTCATTTAATAACTTTCATAGTTAAGCATTATTTGTTAATTGAAGTCTTGCTGTTACTTTTCATGCTGAAATAGCAGTTATGTCTATAGCTACATAACTCAAAGCATTTATATTAATTTCAAAGTTTCTATCTGCATCTGTTCATGTATAAACAATACCAGTATCTCAAGCTATTGAAGTTCAATCTTCTAAATCTATAATTTTTACTGTGTCATATCTATTTGTTGCAGAAGCAGCAGAAGTAAAATCAGGAGCAGTTTCTTCAATACTTCAGTATACTTTTATTGTACAAGCAGCACTTGAAGCTGTATTTATACTTAATACGCAATGTCTAAAATCTCATACAAAAAATGCTTTATCTTCTGTACCTGTATCATTCTTAGCATCAAAAACATCATAATATACTATATGTTTCATGTTTAAATTGTTATTTAATAAACTCATTCCTACCCTATAATTTCTTACAGAGTAGTTTGAATATATTAAGCAGCATAAATTCTCGCTCATGCAGTTAATGGTCTATATTGTACTTGCCATCTAACTTCTCAAGTATTTGTAGCAGAAGTAGTAGCTATAATAGTTCCTTCTTGTGCCACGATTGAAGTAGCTTGAATTGCTACAGGTACTCATTTAGCAGTATTAATAAGTGCATTTGCAAACGTTCAAGTTATAGAAAATCTTGATTGTGCAGCATCAGCACTAATATCTAAATCAGCACATATGTCTGTAGTAGCTGAATTTGAAACTGTTGATAGTTTTAAATTACAAGCCTGTGTTTCTATTACAGTAGTAACAACTCCTATAATAGAAGTAATTTCTACAAGTCATACTACATTAAACAAATCTCAAGTTGTTGTAGCTGGAAGTGCTTTACTTTCTGTAACAGCTATTTGAGTTCATCCATCAGTACCACTTGCATAAACAATTTCTACTCAATTTGTTCCAGCAGTTGTTAGTTCAGCATCTGTAATTGCAGTAGTATAATCAGGTGCAATAACAATTGTATCACCTCTATCAGCAACAGTAGCTGCTAATGCTAAAGTAATTGTAGAATAAACTCTAGTCACTCAATCAAAGTCAGGTGTAAACAAATCTTGTAACATATCAGCAGTAGTTCCTGTAACAGCAGTTACATAAAATGTTTTACCTAAACCTTTACCAGTATTAGCTTGAGCAACAAGTCTTCAGTAATTACTATTCAAATTATAAGACATTTTTTTATAGTTAATTTTAAATTCCCAACCACCTCCAGAATTTTAAAGATTCAATAACTTTATTAACTATGCAGTTCCATCACCTGATGAGAACATTAAACCTCTACCAGCAACAACACAAGAGTCATTTATCCCAATTGATGTAAAAGTCCAATCGAGGGTTTCAATATCTTCACCATTGTTTCCGTTAGTTGGATATTTCATTTCAGGAGAAGAATATACATCATGGAAGAATGAAGAGATTTTAGAATCAGCCATTCCCCAATAATTTTTCTTTGTAGCATCCTTAACACCATTTGCATTCATATCAAATTTATTAAGAATTACATGTTTATATTTACCTTTATATACATTAACAACACCTTCATTTGGAGCTGAAATTTGTGCAGTAGATTGTAAATTCCTTCTTATAGTATTTACTAATGTTGGATAATCAGTTGAAAAGATAGTATCTGGAGTACAACCAACTTGTTCACCAAGATTAGTATAAATATTAGTAACGAATAAATCTTCCATTAATTCAAGTGCACCTTCAGAGAATGCTGGATTATTAGCAAGTCTATTTCTATAAGTAGTACTTGAACCTGTTAATGTATGTGAAGTATTCCAAAGTGATAAACCATCACCAGTTGAAATATCTACACTTCTACCATCCATATTAGTATATGAAGTAGCAGTACCAAAAGATAAGAATAAACTTAAGTTCAAATCTTCCCTTCTAGTAATTACACCACCAATAAAATTAGCAGCATTGTAAATTTCATTTACTTTATTAAGAGTTCTCATTTCATAAGTAATATCAATACTTTTAGAAAAACTTCTAGCAGTAGTATCCTTATAATATCCTTGTTGAACTCTAGTTTTTGTAGTGAGACCACCTTCAGCTTTATCATTAGCATAAAGTTCTCCTACAGGTACTTCTTTATGTCTTCTAGTACCTCCACTATTCGCAGGAACAGTGTTTGTTTTTACGATTCCTGATTCTTTCATTGAATTATCAAGAGGATTAAGCTTACCAGCATCAAACTCTCTATTAATCAAATCAACTGAATCTTCGTAACTAAATGTAGTTAAAACAGCCATTTTTTATTTAATTAAGAATTAATATTAAGTTGTAGCAGGTAAAGCAGGACCAGAACCAAGATTTCAAGCTAATATACCTTTTCAACGAGTCGCTGAAATATATTTAGTAATCCAAAATGTTGGAGCTGTAGTTCCATCGACAGCAACTGATTTTTCATCAGCTAAGTCAACTAATTTACCTTCATCTGCTTGTGTGAATGTTCCACTTCATACTGTAAAGAACCATTCAACATTGTTTTCTCTAGGTACTTCAACTTTTACAGTTTTTGTTGAAGCATAATCATCATCAGTAGATGCAATTGTTTGTCTAATAACACCAAAATTTCAACCAGCAGTAGCATCAGCTTTAGTATATTGTCCCGCAGCACTAGGATTTGGGTATACTAAAGAACCTTCCTCTACAGCAACAGAAGCAGAAAATAAAACTTCTACAATTTCTGTTACACCTTTTGCTCTTTCAAAATTTTGTACATTATTAACAGAATCTGTTGGATTTGCCATTTTTTACAAAATTATTAAATTAAATTATTTAAGTACAATATCATTAATTTGTTTAAATGATATTTCACTTGGATGAGATACTTTAAACATTTTACTTATAGCTTCATTTTTATTATGTTCAATACTTTCAATTAAACCATCATAAATTGCTTGTATTTCTCTCATTGTTGAATTACTATCAATAAATAACTTCATTATATCAGCTATAATTTTATGTTGTTTATATTGATAAAATTCATCTAATGATTTTTTTTCATTAGTTGCAAAATAATTTGCATAGTTTTTAGAAAATTTTTCTTTAGTATCATCTGTATAAATTACAGTTCAACCTTTAATTTCCTTGATTTCTTTTTCTCAAATATACATTATGCATTTAAATAAGTAGATAAAATAGATAGTTTTTGTCATTGATAATTTAAATTAACTTTAAAAATATCATCTTTAGGTTTTAAAACATAAAACATAATATCTTCTTCAGCATTAATTTTTTTATCTACATAAACATCAGTTCAATCAAGATTTTCAAGTTTATCAGCAAGAATTGGTTCAGTTCTTTTAAGTATTCTTACGAAATCAACTAATTTTATTTCTTGCTCAACTTCTTTTCAATCTTTTAAATATACTAATTTTATTCTTTGGTCAACATCTTTACCTTCATTAGCAACATAATTTCTTATTAATTTCCAATTTATTATTGGATAATCTGCTTCTTCAGTAGGATATAATTTAATAGAAAAACTAAATTTATCCATAGTTTTCTTAGTATCTTCATACTCTTTAATTTTATTATGGTCTCATGTTTTTCTTACTAATGACTCAAGATTTTTAAAATCAGATAAAAGTTTATTATAATCTTCTTTTGTAACTGTATCTTTTTTAATTATATCTGCATTTTTAGTTTTATCAAGTTCTTTAACTTGTTCTTTCTTAATTTTTGCCATATTTATGATTTTTTAGAAAATAATTCAGGATATAACGTTTTTTGTCTATCTTTAGGAACTCACGCTGCATCCAATTTAGCTATTGTCATAGTAGTAGCACTTTTTGTATTACTACCTCAAAGATTATTAGAAGCCAATTTACTTAAAACATCATCATTTTTATTACTTTTAGATGTGCTTTTTTTATTATAATAAAGTATTATTTTATTTATTTCTTTTTCAGCAAGTTCAGGTGTTAATTTTCTTTTACCTACAGTTTCTTTAAACTCATTTAGGTATTTATCTTTAACATCAGAATCATACTTTTTAAGAGCTTTATCTAATACTTTATTAGCAGCTTCTTCGTTTTGTTCATCAATTATTTGTTGACGAATACGTTTTGTTAATTTTTCTTCATCAATTTCTTTATTTTGAGGTTTTTCTTCTCATTTAATAATAGAAATTAACTCATCATAATCATCAGTTTCTGTATATCAATCCTCATATAATTGTTCAACAATTTTTTTTCAAATATCTTTATTTAAATCCAATAACTTAGAATTATCTTTTAATACATCACGATAAGCAGTAAATGTATTACGAATATTTGAGTTTTCACGAGAACTATCGCTATAACGTTTCTTATAGTCAATATTGTCATCGCTTCATTTTTGAGAGTTTGCATCAGCAGTCTCATCTTCTTCGTTGTCATTAGAGTTACTATTTTGTTCCTCTTCTTGACTATCAAGAATTTCTTCTTGATTTTCTTGGTCTTTTGACATAGAGTCTAATTATTAACGAATAAATGTGTAGCTAATTCGCTACATAGTAACTATAAATTTCTTTATAATCACTAGCAATTAATTAGTATTTATGTTAAAGAACTTTTTTATATTTTAATATCATAAAGAATTTTGTAAACTATTTTTCTTTTTGTTCTTGTTTTCTTTGTTCTTCTCTAAATTCATTAAATACCTTATCTATATTTTCTATTTGCTTTGCTATTTTAGATAATTCTTGTACTACTTCAAATCATAAAGAAGTTTTCTCTCATAATAATCATTTTCATAATTCTAATTGATAATTTAAAGTATACTGTCTTAAAAATTTAGCTAATAACTTACGATGAACTGTAATCAGTCAAACTTCTGTTTCATCAAGAGTATGTTCTGCATTTAATTGTAAAATCTCAATAGTTGTCTTAGGGATAATCTGATATCATATTTTCTCTTCCATATATATTTTATAATAAAATAAATTAAAATGTCTCTAAATACATATTTTTATACTTCTAGTATATATATTATCTTGCTATATTAGGTGTAGTAGGTAATTCTCATTGAACTGCTGCTTCTGGAGCAACTTGTGCCATATTTTGTAGTTCAGCTTCTTTTTTAATTCATTCAAAATTTGGTCTTTGTTGTGGTGTTCTTGTGCCTTTCATCATACTTTGAAGTTCTTCATAAAGTTTTTGTTTTTCTTCTGCAACTTCATTATTATCACTTCTCATAATATCTATATTATTAAGTTCAGCAAGGTCCATAATAGCTTTCTTTTTAGGTATAATACTTTCTAAATCTTTATCTGCATTATAAGCATTTGTTATTTCTGCTAATTTAATAAAAAATTCAGATTTTTGTGCTTTTTCTACTTCATTAATAGTTGGAGTATTTAAATCAGTACTTACATCTATTTTAATTTTTCATCTTATTTTTTCAGGAGTAACTTCAAATACTTCTTTTATTCAATCTTTTGCAAATCTTTTACCTTTAACTTTTGTTGTTTCTATAGTAGGATATTTAGCTTCTCATTCTTCCATAGGATTATTTTCTTTATCAACTTTTACCAATTCTCTCACAAGTTTTAATGGATAAAACATTTGTAAATTATCTTTATGTTGATTTGCTATTCTTTCAAATGCTGCATCTCTATTTTTAAGTACTACATTTACTCTTTGTAAAGAACTTTCTTTTTGTACAGCTGTTTGATATGCTGTTTGTTGTGGTTCTCATAATATATTCATTATATCTATACCTGTAAATATAGCTATTTGTTTAAATAATTCTTGTAAATATGTAAATATAGATTGATTTGGTGGAGTTCAAGATAATTGATGAAAATTTCATTGTAAATTACCTTTAAATGTTATAAATTGATTATTATATGCGAATTTATTACCATCAAATTCTAATCAATTTCATAAAGCTATTACATCTTGATTAGATTTTTTAATAGCTTCCATCAACATTTCTCTTAAATTATTAATATCTGATTTGAATGTAACTAAAGCTTCACATAAACCATATCAATAAATACTAAATAAATTTTTACCATATTGTCTTGGTGTAAAAGGTATACAATGAGTAGCATTCAATATAGGATGTTTTTTAATTAATACATTTTCATTAGCTATAGTATAATGTCTATCTAATTTTGTATTCCAATATTGTGTTATTTTAACAAATTTAGCTTCTCAATCTCATCTTTCTTCATTAATAACATAAGGTCTATGTTCATCTTGTTTTTGATAAGTAGGAACAATAGCATTTAATTTCTCATCATCATATTCATTATCTAAATAAAATTCTCTAAATTCTTCATATGTAATATAACTTTCATATATACAATCAATAGCTTTTTCTATAGAATTTGCTCTTTCATCTATCCAAAAATATCTAATATCTATATTTTCTAATAATATATCAGATTTTGTTTGCATTTTTCTTTCATAATCTATTTTACCAGTTTCCTCATTATATCAATCAAAATCTTCTATAACTCTATAACTTCTTTTATAACCATTATATATAATAGATGTACCATATATAGCAGTTAAATACTCATTATCTAATATTTCATTATCTCTATTATTTATAGACCAATCATCTTCCCATACTCTTTCTAATACTTGAGATTGAAAATCATATTCAATTCATGCATTAAAATTATATGTAGTAGGTCTTTTAATAGCTTCTGCAACAAATAATTCAACTATAGCTCTTTCTAAAGGTACATTACTAGAACTTCTTCAATCACTATAAGGTACAAATAATGCTTCATATTGTTTTTGATATTGTTTCCAAGATTTATCCATTTGACTTCTTTTAGCAGCCATAAGTCTTTTTCTTGTAGTAATAAATCAAATAATCTCTTCATCTTCTTTACTTGAAATATATGGTTTTACTTCTGGTTCAGTTATTTGTTTTATTGTTTCTAATTCTTTCTCTGTATTTTTAGATTCATTTCAAACTAACATATTTTTTAAGTTAATGTTATATATTTTATTTTATATTTTTGTATTATTTTGTAAATATTTTAAAAAAAAGTTTTACAATTGTTTCAGTTACCACAATAATATATATTGTTTAGATAATGAAGTTTTTATGTCTTATTTTAGTTCATACAACATACTTAAATTATATAATTTATTATTATTATATAAAAAAGATTTTACAAACTAAAAAAAATATATATAAAGTAATTACTAAAATTAAAAACCTTAGCATAGTAAGTCTTGACTAGCTTCTTAGTTATGCTTTTGGTCAAGACACTAAGAAGAAAAAAAAGATTTATTATGTTAAGATTTTAGTAAAAGATAAAAAGAGCTAGTATTAATTACTAGTTTTTTTTATTATGAGAATAATACAAGATATAAATTGATTTTTTAAAAAAAATAAAGATTATTGAATAACTGAATTATTTAAGACTTTTTATACTAAGAGTATAGAAAATAATAATAGTTTTTTATTAACTACTACATATCAAGTTAAATGATTAAATAGAAATAGTTTAAGAAAAATATTAGATTTATTAGAAAAAGCTTGAAAAATAAAGAGTTGGAAAAAATATAATAAAACATATTGAAAAGTATGTACTTATAGAAGTATAAGTAATGATTTATATATGATTTGTAGAGATATTATAGTTAAATTAAGTAAAAAATCTACATATATTGAATTAAAAGAATGAATGAGAATCGAAAAGATACAACAATTTATAAAAAAAATGTATCCTAAAACTGAATTTATTATATTTGAGTGAAAAAGATTATTTAGGTTACGATGAGTTTTATATTGTTTATTTAAAAGTAAATGACTATGGTTAATAACAGAAAGAAATAATTTAAGAAAAACAATATATACAATATTTGAATTTAATCATTTAATTATGAAAAAAACTTAAATATAGACATATTTAGTTTCTACTTCTCAAGTTATTGGATTTCTTTCTTCTGTTGCTATTCTCTTAGGTTTTACATTAGTATATTTTTCTTGTTCTATTAACCATACAATTAAATATTCAAAACTTGTCCTTATATGACTCGCCCAAGAATGAACTGGTAAAGTAGCTGGAGTAGTTCTCATACTATTTTCTTTAATTTCAGGATAAATAGAATTTTGTATACATGAACTAAAATCTGCACAAGTTTCACTTACTCTTACTCTATGTAAATTAGAACTTACTATTTGTATTTGTTCTTGTTTTTTTCTAGTAGATGGTATATTTAAAAATATTCATACATCTTGATAATATCAAAATATTGTATTATCTCAAACTGAAGTATGTGTATCATAACAATCACTTACAAATATAGGTAATTTCATTTCTCTATATTTATTATAAAAATCCAATTGTTTTTTACTCATTTGTATAGTAGGTTGTTTAGCCATTATTTCTGCCATTTGTCTAGGACTACAATTGAATTCACAACTATCAATAATATTAAAATAATGTCAATCTTTTTGTAATACAACGAGAGCATTGTTATCTTGACCACCATGTGAATTATCAATCCCTATATACAACGGTAAACTATCATCATATTCAATTAATTCTGTTCAATGTTTATATTCTGGATATACACGTCAAACTAATGCAGTATTATAGTCTATTAAAATTTCTTGAGCAATTTGGGTTTTAGTCATAGACTCAGTTCTCCATTTATACCATTCTTTAGTATAAAAAGGATTTTCGTACCGCATGCAAGAATGATATCTTATTTTTCAATCAACTGCTAATTTTCTCATTCTATAATACTCATTTCATTCTCAGTTTGGTGTACTATTAAAGAAACGACAAGGAGTAGAAGAAGCTATTGCCATATTAATAGCTTGAGCATATTGCATAAAAGCCATTTCATCAAAGATTGTAAAAGCTGTAGTACCTCATCTTCAAGCATTAGGATTAGCAGATTCTCATTTAATAACTCAAGTTCAATCTCAACGAGAAATAACCATAGATTTATTATGTTCTGTACCTGATTCTTTATTTAATCATTTTGGTAATATCCATTGAGGTAGATTACGTATCATAAAACGAATCTTTTCAAAATGTGATTTAATATCTCATGCTCTATCTACCTCATCTGCTTTCATTGATATATATAAAGATTTCATATCATGAAATATATAAGCATAAAGTTGTAATCAAGCAAATAACCATGAGAATCACATTTGACGAGATTTTTCACTAAACATATCAGTTGGTTCAGTTCTTTCTTCAGGAGGTAATCTTCACATTAATATACAATCCCAAGCATCTTTAATAAATTCTTCTTGAAATTCAAATAGTATAAAAGGTATTTCATTTCAATATTGTTCAGGAATTAAACCAGGATTACGGTCTGTAACTAAAAAATAAGTAAAAAAGTAGATAGGGTCTTTTTTACATATTTCTATAAGTACTTGTTTAGTTTCATCAGATTTTGCTGCTTCATTTAAAATTTTACATTTTTCTTTAATAATTTTTTGTATTTTTTGTAAATGTAATTGTTCCAATGAAACTATTTCTTTCTCTTTATTCATATATGTTTATATATAAAAGTAATTAAAGTGTCTCTAAGATTAAATTTTTATATTTATTTCTTAGGTTTTGGTCATACCTTACTAGGTTTTTTAATTTTTCAGCATCACATAATTATTTAGTTATTTTATTAGGTTTTTTAATTCAAGTATTTTCATTCATATATTTTATAATATATCTTTTACTAAAAGCTTCTCTAGGTTTTTCTAATATTTTATTAATTAAATCATTATGCATTCAAGCTTTAATTTCTCTCTTGAATTGTAGTAATTTTTCTTTAGGAGTCTTTTTAGGAAAGAAATCAAATAAATCATCTATTTGTTTAGCACTCATTTGTGAACCTTTTGTAACTATCTGTTTACTTCTCGGTATATCCTCTGTAAGTGATGGTCTTCTTCATATTTTTTTAGGCTTACTTAATAATGCTCTTTTTTCTACATTTCTCGCTTCTACTTCTCAAGCAGTTCTTCTATATTTACTATAACTTCATGCTGTTTTACTACTTGTTCATTTAGTAAATCATTCTACTTTCTGAATATTATGTTGTATTTCATGTAATAAATTACTCTTATCTTTTGCTGTTAATTCAAAGACTTGATATGATTTTTCATCTCATTTTTTGTATAATCATTGTAAACGCTTTGGGGCTTTTGGTGCAGACATTCTTTGTGAATATGCTCTATCTAGCACTCTATCTTTCCAAAGTGTTCATTTTGTTTTTAATTTATTTACATTGAATATAATTTTATTAGATTCTGGTATAAACTTAGCAGTAGTATCTCATAAATCATCAAATATAACTTTTGTATCTTTTAATTTAGGATATTGCTTATATAAATCATCATGTTTGAGTATATTTGTTAGCTTTGTTCCCTCTCATCATTCTATTTGCATATATGATTTTACTTTAGCTTTCGTATCATCTATCTCAAATCTCCACTTCCCATCTTTTCATTTTTCCCATCAAGTCTTTTTCCATACTTCATTAGGCTTTTTTCATGCTTTCGTTAAATCTATAGCTTTTTTTTTCATTCATAAAGGAGCAAATTGTGCTTTCTCTCAAGCAAGTAGTTTACTTCTTACTCACAACTTATCTGCCAAATCATCAAAGATTTCTCATATCTTATCCTTTAGCTTTGTTCAGTATTTTTGTACATATCATTTTAATAATTCTTTTACTTTTCAAACTTCTATTCATAATTGTTTAGCTATTTTTCAAGCAGTTGTTGTTATATTTTTAGTATTAAGTATTTTTAATGAGTTTTTAATTTCAGTAGGATTTATATAACCTCATTTATTAATTAATGGTTTTTTAATAGATTTTTTAGGTACATATATAAATTCTGTTCTTAATCATTCATTTCTTATTAAATCTCATACTTTAACTTTCATTTCTTGAAGTTGAGCTCATTCTCTTAATCATATATATTTTTGAGCATTTAATTTATCTATAGTTACTTGGTCTCATATATTTATATTATTTTTAGCTCATCTATAAACAGTAATAGTATCTGTAGGTTTTTTATTTCAAAATATATCTTTATACTTTGAAATATTTTTATTAGTTATTCTATATTCTTCTCTTAATCATTTTAAAGCATCATCTTTTAATTTATTAGTTAATTGAACAGAACGTTCTTTTAATCTATCTAATAATTCAAATCAATCATTTTTTTGTCTTTGTTTATGACTTTCTATAGCATTTCTTACTCTTTCATCAGCTTTACTTACTTTTGTTGGTTTTTTTACACTCTTAGAGACATTCTTTTTAGTTTTACTTATATTTTTATTAGAAGATGTTTTCGATGCCTCAGAGATTGAATTTTTACCTGTTTTAGCTATATTTGATGTACTTTTGATTGATTTTGTTTCTTTTGTTATATTTTTAGGTCAAATTATACCTTTTTTTGGTACTCATTTAAATTCTTGAGTTCATATAGCTTTTTCTATAAATCAAGGTTTTTTAGGAGAATGTATTTTAAAAAGTTCTTTTATAATAACATTAGGATTTTCTCATCTTTTAATTGTATATGAAGCTATTTTTCATAAAGCTCATTTTCATAATTGTTTTAAATCTCAAGTAAGTCAACCTACTATAATATCAGGAAGAGTAAATATATCAGTTAATCAAGTAAGTCATCATTTCGTATTTCTTGTAAATACTCACATTCTTCTTGCTAAATCTTTTTCTAAAGTTCTTAATGCTCAATATTCTCTCATTAAGTTTTTATTAACTACTCATAGAACTTCTTCTATAGCATCATCAAATCTTCTTCAAATAATTCTTGATACTATACTATCAGCTAATAATTGTTCTTTATCCGTAGTAAGTAATTCAGCCCATTTATCTGAAGGTATTTTACCAGCTTGTTTCGTTTTTAAATCTAATAATTGTTGTTGTGTTAATTTCTTATTTGTAGTAAAATTTTCTATATATTTAGTAAGTTTCTTTTCTAATCAAGGATATGCTTTTAATGTAGCATAATTTTCTTCATTATCTAAAAATTTATAAATATCATCAGCAATATCTCATTCTCTTGTAACTTTATTTACATAAGATTGATTATTTTCTATTTGTTTCCATACATCTTTTTTACTTTCTCATACCTTATTTAATGCATCTATTCAATCATCTGGTATTCATTTTCTTTTAGTTGTAGATTCAACTCATTCTCTAATCTTAGTTTTATAAATATCCATCTTATCTCAAGTATCTTTACCTTTAATAGTAGGTCTTAATCATCTTTGTATTAAATCATCAGATTTGGTTAAATTAATTCATTCTTTTATTATTTTATCAGGTTTTACTTGAGTTATTTTAGGAGTTTCTCATACAACTCATTTAAATTCTTTAGGTCATCTTTGTATATTTCTTAATGATTGTGATATAGAAAAAGGAGCTTTCATAGTAGGAACTTCTTTCAATCATGCTTCTAAAGTTTTTCAAACTGGTTTAAGTGGCCTTTGAACTTTAGGTATATCTAATGGATAAGTAGTTTTAGGTGGTACTGTAGGTTTTGTAGTAGGAACTTTAGGACTTATAGGAGCTTTACCTTTTAATGCTTTATATAATCAAAATCATGCATAATAACTCAATACTTCTAATCATACTCAAACATTTTTTAATTGTTGTTTTTGTTCAGGTGTTTGTTTATCCCACCAATTCTTTACTCATTCTATACTAGGGTCAACAATTTTATTTTCTATAATATCTTTTACTACATCAGGTATAACTTCTCAAGTAGTTTCATATATATCTTTAGCTAAAGGCTCTACAACTCATCATATATTTTGTGCTCATTGAAAAAATGTACCAAAAAAAGGTGAACCTACTGTTTGTAATGCTCATCATGCTCATCTAGTCGCTGCTTCAGGAAATGTATATGTTCTTCATATATCTTCTCTTGGTATAACTAATCATTCTCAAGCTTCTTTAATTCTTCATAATCATCATTTTGCTATATCATATGTTTTTTCTACGATTTCTTTAGGTTGTTTTACTAATTGTTTAGCAGAAGGTTTTATACCATATTCATAAAAACCTTTTAATGACATAGGTTCTACTTTTTTTTCTTGTTGTACTTGTTGTGGTTCAACAGTTGTTCAAAATAAATAATCAGTAGCATTATATTGTTTAGGTTTTTGTTTATCTTTTAATATAATACTTTTAGCTTCTTCAGCAGGTAATCATTCATTTAATAACTTTTTAAATTTAACTATATCTTTGTTGTTAAATTCATTCATAATTATTCATTTAAGTAATTAAGTATTTCCTCATCTGAAGATTCAGATGAAATATTTGAAGTTCACCTCCATCTTTCTTCAGCAAATTCTCATGTTTCAGTTATTGTAGCTTTAGGTGTATATCAATATTTTTCTCTTTGTTTTATATAAAGATTTTCTGTTCTATCTTTAATAGTATTTAACATAGTTAATAAATTATTAGGTGTCATTTTAATATTTCAACCTATATAATCTACTAATGCACTCATTTCTGAATCAGTCACAGCACTTCAAGCAAAATATTTTCTTATATCTGCTTGATTCATTGTAAGAAGTGTATTTAATTGTTGCATTTCAGGATAATCTTTAAATTTTCTCATAAAATCATTTACTCTTCAATCAAATGCACCTATCTTATCAGGATTCTTAGCTATAAGATTATTCAATATATTATTATCTTCCAATATTTGATTTATTGTTGTTGTATCTATAGCATCTGTTCATAAATCAGTTTTTACAAAATCATCTACCATATTTCTTATATATCTATCAGCTTCAACATCTTTTCATTCATTTAATAAATTTGCTACAGTTGTCCATTGTATTCTATCAGTTTCTGTATTATTTCTTGTTAATACTTTCTTTAAATCTTCAGCTAATACTTGATTAACTCATTCATTTATATTCCATCATCTTATATCATTTGCTATATTTTCTGGAGTTAATTCTATTCATTGTTCTTGTAATTTACTCATACTATTTTCTACTTTTCTTATAACTCTTTCAAAATCAGCATCAGTTCTATATAAATCTCTAGGTAATATTGAAGTAATATCAAATGCTACATCTTCAGCATATACTCAACCAAATTGTTCTTTCTTTTGAACTTGATAATTTAAATATTTATCATATAGTCATTCATCTTTAAGATAATTAACTTTTTGATTTCAAGTCATACTATCTGCTGTTTTAAATACTTGTTCTTCTATAGGACTTATTTGTATTCAAACAGGTTGTTCAGATAAATTAACAAGTTCATTATAATAATTAGGTGATTCTCTTTGCATTTGTGCAGCAACTAAAGAACTTAATTGGTCTTCATTTAAATCTTCAAATCTTATATCTTGGTCTGATGGTATTCAAGCATAAGACATAACTTCTTCAGCATATCTTTGATTTGCTTCAGTATCCATAGTTCATACCCAAGTAGCCAATCTATTCTTAATATTTTGATTTCAAGCTTGTGTTAATGCTATCATATAACCATCTATACCATCTTGTACAGAATTAAATAATACATAATTTCATCATTCTTCTGTAGGTCTAGGAGTTCATTTACTATATTGTATTCAAGCATCATCAAATAACCTTCTTAAATTACTTGACATAGATTGCCATGTTATTCATGCAGGATTATTATTTTTAAACGAAGCTTCATTAGGATATTTATTAATTAAATTTTGATTATTTGCAAAACTTAATGTACTATAATCTCATGTATATTGAGAAGTAGTATCTTGATATTGTTTAGCATAAGATTGTATAAATGTAGGATTATCTCTTATATATCATGGTACATCATCTATATCTATTTTACCTTTTTGTAATAAATTTACATAACTATCTATAGTTTGTGCTGTAAAATTATTTTCATCTGTTACTTGATTAACAGAAGTAGTAATACCTCAATTTTCATCTAAACTAAATGTATACAATATTCATTTATCTTTATCGAATACAGGTTCTAAAGGAGCAGCTATTTGATAAGGTATAGCAACTCAATCACTTCATATAATCTTATTACCATTTCAATCAACATAATATCATGATAATTCACTCATATCTCTATTAATTACCATACTATTTGTTTGATATTCTTTTGCTTCCTTAATAGCATTATTTACTTCTCATGATAAAAATTGCATTTGTTCTATACTTGCATCAGTAAATCAAGTAATACTTCTATCTAAATCAAAATACAATTTATTTCTAAAAGCTGTAAGTTCTTCTACTGTATCTAATTTACCATTATTATCAGCATTAACTAATGTATTATAAGCATCTTGTATAGATTTATCAATATCATCATTCAATTTTGTTGTTAAATCTTCTACTTGTCTTTCATATTCTTCAGCTTTTTTATATTTATCAGCTTCTCTTGCAGATTGAGCTAATTGTACTAATCTTTTAACTTCATATGTTGTTTTTTCAGCTTCATTAATTTGATTTTCTAATGATACCATTCTTTGTGCAGATTGTCAAGGCATTCACATATTTCATAAATAGTAAATACTTTGTTTTAAATTATCTAAAGATTGTTGTGCTCTTCTTATAGATTGACTTTCTTGTATTTGAGCCATCTCTTCAGATATACCTTCAATCTTTAATCTATAATCTTCATCTTCTTGAGCTCTTGTTTTAGTCGTATTATAATCTCTCATATAATTTGCATATGCTTCTGCTATATCTAAATTCTTATCCATAGCATTTTGTCATATAGCAAGAAACTGTTTTTGGTCTATAGGACTTAATTGGTCATAAAATGTTTTATAATCTCAAGATAATTCATCAGCACTTATAGTTCAATCTCAATTAGTATCTTCATATCAAGTTTTTCAAGTAATTTGTGCTTGGTCTGTAGTAGTACCTCATACTCATTCCACTACTCAATCAGTTAATCAAGTATCTTTAACTTTTCATTCAGTAATATCCTTATGCAACCAATCTCAACTTTTTGTATCAATATTAGTATCTGTAGTTGTTGGTTCTACGGTAGATAAGGATGCCTCAGAGGTACTTGAAATGATTTTATTAGGTTTACTAATAGGAGTATCAGAATATCACTCTGGTGTAGCTTGTGTTTTAGGTATATATCATCATGAATCTTGTCAATGTACCATTTTTCCTTCTTCTTTTCACCATGAAGTAGTTCAAGATGATGTATAATCTTTATTTATTTCACTTCATTTTGATACATTATTCGTTTTAAAAGTTTCATCTTTCTTTTTTCTTAAAAGATTACTTCAAAGACTAGTCAATGTTCATAAATCTCACATTTGTTTTTAATTAATTTGTAATATTAGCATAATAACAATCTATTTGAGTTTCACCTCATGCTGCTAATGTTGCTGTATAATTTATTACTAAGTTTCAACTTCAATTAATTGTTATACTATTTATTGTAGCTGAATCACTTCAATATGTAACAGCAGGTAGTGTTAACTTTCTACTTCATGTAGGAAAAACTGGTGTTCATGGTTGTGTTCAAAAATTTACATTTGATGTTCATGAAGTCCATACTGTTTTATCTCATCAAGTTATTCATTTAACAAAAACACTCTCAGCTTGAGCATCAGGAGAACCTGCTGTATTTCATGCCCATATCGTAAACCATACTTCATAATAATTTCATGCTGCTCAAATAGCTATCTCATAATCATAAGTTCAACTAGATGTCTTTTGTTCTAATGCCACTGACACTGTTGTACCATATAATTGTCAATATGTATCTTTTAATTGTTTTGGAGAAGCATATTTTATAGTATCTGTTCATGTTGTAACATCACTATCACTTGCTTTTTCAACTGTAATTAATTTAAATTGTGTTCCATCATATATTAAATCATATAATTGTGCTTCTATAAGTTGATTAGCTGATAATGCATCTCAATCTCTATCTTGTATTGCTTTAGCTCATAAACTGTTCACATTTATTGTACTTGCTCATGTGTTTGTATTTCAAACTCATATTTTAACACTGATTCTCATTCATTCTATGTAGGCTGTTGGAGCAGGAGTAAGTGTAACTACATAAGCATTCGCAGCTCATGTATCTTCATCATAAGTATATGCTTGTTTTTGAATACTTCTTCATAGTCTTAATGGATTTGTCACTAAAGGAGCTCATGTACCTCATGTTTCTGTACCATTATCATTTTCAGTTTGTGTTCATAATTCTCATCTTCAAGCAACTGTTTCACTCATGTTTTGTGTAGTATCTGCAGCTCTATCAGTCCATGCTCATCATATATAATCACTAAATACTCATTCTGCTGTTAAATAACAAGACATTCAATTACTTGGACTTGTTATAGCAGCATCTCTCGCTGTTGCATCAGCATATACAGCTACAGGACTTCCATTCTGTTTATCACTCATTTGGTCATGCATTTGTACTACTACAAATTCACTTCATGCTATCCATGTTTTTCATGTTCAAGCTGTAGCAGGGTCTGCTGTTTGGCTTAATCATCTAGTTAATCATGAATATGTATAATTACTTCAACTTGCTGCTACTCAAGTAAAATCTATCCATTCTTCCTGATTATTATTCACTCAATACAAACGACCTGCAGTTATTCACACATCTGTATCTGCTGTTAAACTTGTATCTGCTGCATTAAGTTTTGCTGTTAATTTTATTTTAGTTCAGCTTACAAATCACATATTTTATAAATTATCAAATAATTGCAAGAGTTCTTGCTTTGTAAATGTTGGTTGTTGACTATTCTCTATTTTATCATATAAATCTTCTCTATCTACATAAAGTCAGATTTCTGGTTTACATAATTCTTCGCATTGTTCTAATAAATTCTTGTAATATCAAACTTTTTCTTCTAATTGTTTTACTTTCTTTTTATTAAATATATCCATAATATAATATTATATAGTTAAATTATTTTGTACTCATGGTAACATCTCTATTCTCATATTTAAAAATTCTAATCGTATTCTTCAAGCTAATGTATTATTTGTCCATCTAAAACGTATATTTTTTCATTTTACTTGTAAATTTCATTTAGTTCTTATTATATCTACATTATAAAGTGAATCATCAAATACATGTCATCATGTTCAAATAGCATATGTTCATACAGGAGTTGTTCATATTCAACTTGTAGAAATAGGTATATTATCACTATCAATAACTTTTGTATCAATTAATCATCAATCTACATAAATCTCTTGTGTTAATTCTGCTAAATCATTTATAGCAACATAAGTTCTCACTTCCCATAATTCTTTCTTATATGTAGGTCTTCATACATCAAAAGCTTTTGTTTGATATTCAAATTCTATAGGTTGGTCTTCATCATCATATCAATATTCATCTAAATATACTTTAGGTTCTATCATACTAATAGTATAATTATATCATTTGAAAAACACTCCTCAATAGAAAAACTTATTGCTATCAACTAAGAAAGCATTCTTAGTAATATCATAAATTATACATAAATTATTAAAAGTAGCATTTTTTGTTTTAAAAAACCATTTAATTAAATTCTCTTTAGGTAAGTAATAACCAAAACTATCAGTTTGGTCTAAATCTAATGTACTCATTATTTTAGTTATTCAAGCATATTTCCTTTCAGACAATTCAATAACTTCGTATCAATCAACATCAGTTCATTGAGCTATTTGCATTATTTTATTAGAAGGTGTTATATAATATATATAATTTCATGCTGTTACTATACTATTATGATTAACACTTCATTCTTTTGTAGTTAAAGCTCTTGTTGTATAATTAATAGCTCATCATATATCTTGTATATCAGCTTTTCCAGTCATAGATACAGTGTTTTTTGTAAAATAAAACAATGCTTGTGAATTTGTAGCTAATCAAGTAATTGTTTCATTGAATGTAAATGTATCTGAACCTGAACTATTAAAATCTTCATAATTATCTCATACTGATTTATATACTACATTAGCATTAGTACTCCATCATGATACAAAAGCAGAACTATTAAATGATACTCAAAATGATGGTGCTAAATTAGTTACTCATGTACTTGGTGTTGTATATGTTGTTCAATTCAATTTACCATAATCATCACTACCATTCATACAATAAATAACATCTCATATATTAAGAAAATTCATTCTATTATCTGAAGATATATCTGAAGCTGTTGTTATAGATGTAGTAGTACCATCTTCTTCTATAGTATAAAGTTTATGAGTTGCATCTGTATTATGTCTTACTATTAATCTATCATTAGAAGGATTAGCTCTTAAATAACTTCAAATACCTTTAGGATAATCTCAAGCAGTAAGTGTAGCAAATAATGAATGTCATGGTCTACTCTCTATAGCCATTCAATCTAATCTACAATTCCTAAGATAAGGACTATATTTATCCATTAATGTTACATTTGATGTATTATCTACATATGCTCAACTAAAAACATCTTTAGGATTATATGGTTTAGCAGTATCGTAACTCATTGATTTATTTTTAAATGTATATTATTATATTAATCTTAGAAAATAATTTGTAAATAATAAAAAAAAGACTATTACCTAAAAAGGCTAACATCTTTTATTTATAATATGGTAAGACTAAAGGGATTTGAACCCTTGATTTCAAGATTGAAAGTCTTGCGGCTTAACCAACTTGCCCATAGTCTCTAATATCGCACCTATTTATAGTTGTAGCGACTATGTTTAATCAAATAGGTGGCTCAGTTCTCTATATATTTCAATATAGCATAACTATATAATAATAACTGAGTAATTTATATAGTATAGTCTTATGTTAAGTACTACAAACTCCATTGACAAATTAATCTGTATATCAAATACTTTTTTCTATAATATCATATATACCTTGTTTAAGATTTTGTTTATATAAATGTCTTTTTAATTTATGTACTCTTTTTCTTTCGTATTGTCTTAATTTATTTCATGGATGCTTACATTGATTACAACTACATCATATATGTATTCTTTCTTTCATAATTATTTTTTATTACAATCAATACATTGTTCACTTCTATTATAATGATATTGTAATATTCAACATTTATTACATATCTTTAATTTTCATCTATTTTTATACATTATTTAAATTTTTCAATTAATTCAATATTACTTCATTTTTTTATAATAATATTTTTTTTCATGATTTATTTCTTTAGATATTTTTTCTAATTCTTTAATATCTTTATTAGTATATTTATCTAAATTAACAACTTTTTCTTCTATTTGTCAATTTTCTTTTATCACTCTTAATACTTTAGGACAAAAATAACATTGTCAATATATTTCTGCTTCTATTAAATTTTTATCTTCAACACAAGATTTTAATAAATAAATTATTTTATCATTTTTAGATAAATTATCATACCAATATTTTCAATTTAATTTTTTATTACTTATATTTTTTAATTCATTTACTATTTTTTCAAATGAAATATTAAAAAAATATTCTCATAATCATCTATATTTATAAAAAATTTTATGCATTTTATTTTCAACAAATATAGTATCTTCAAATTCTTTATAATAAGTTTGTATTACATGACATCAACTAGAAGTTTCTAATCATCTTTTTCTACTTTCTACATTAGTACTTCTTCATATCTTAATTCTATTTCAAAAATCAAATACATATACATATCCATTTTTCATAAGTTCATAGTTTACTATACTTTATCTGTTCTTTCTTTTCTTTCTTTCAGTATATCATTAAATATTAAGAATAGCATCTTTACCTGTTTCAACACGTTGATTACTTAATTTCTCCATATTTTGTTTTCAATAAAAATCATACATACTCAATACTTCTCATAATCAATAATTCCATAATTTTAATGCTCTATCTTCTTCTCATCTATTATATAATGTTTTTGCTACAGCTATATAAGCTATAACATCAGCATATTCTTCAGGTATAATAGCTTCATCTGTTCAACTAGATAATGTAGTTGGTTTCTTCTCATATAACATATGTATCATATTATTTGATACATCATATTGAAAAGGTAATAAGTATGTACCGTGAATTATAGTATAGAACGGTCTTATTCAATCTCAAATGAATCCTGATGAATTATTAGTAGTATCTATTGGTCAAGTAGTTCAAACACTCCCTGGTTTAAAATTATTCAATTCTAAATATAAGTTCTTATAATCTATAGGGTCTAATGCTTTTCTATTATCATAAATTACTCTTGTTGAACTAGCAAAATCAGTAGGTAAATCAAATAATTGTGATACTCTACTTCAAGATAAATGAGCAAATTCTATTCAAGTAACTCAAGTAAATCAAGTTCATGTATTACCTGTATAAGTAATTATATTTTCATTTATCCATAATTTACCTGATGAAGCAAAATTAGAACTATCAGCTAAACTTAATGTTGTTCATCAAACTATAGCTGTAGTATCTAAATAATTATCTTGTACAGAAGAATAGAATTTATCTGTAGATATAAAAGGAAGAGATGTTTTTTGTATTTGTTCTTTTTTTTGTGTAGTTAAATCTATAAGATTTCAAGCACATATATTTCTTTGTGTACTATTTAATAAACTATCTGTAAGTATTAAAGGATATGCAGAACTATCTTCATCCTCCTTTAATATAGCATAATATATATCTCTAAGTCATTGTAATGTTTGTGCCATAATTATTTGGTTAGATTATTAATAATATTCTTTAATTCTGTCAAATCTTTATTCTCTATCTCTTTAGAACTTACTATTTCTACTTGTTGTTTTACTTCTTCAGTTTGTTTAGCTTTTCATATACCTCTATCTAACATCTTTTCAGCTATATCAAATCATTTTTCATTTAATAAATTCTTAGCTAATATATTTATCAATATAGGTTTAGTAGTATCTGTAGCTAATTTTTCTAATTCATCTCTTTCTAATGATATCATACTAAGATAGTTTACTTCTATATCTTGTTTAGTAGCAGGATATTTACCTTTATTTTGTAGTTCTTCGTTTATAAAAGCTATACCACTTTTTTTTCTTCAAGCATTTTGTGGATTTTGTTTAAATCAATTTGTATTTCTTTTACCTCAGAAATCTCATTTAGGCATAAGTATTATATTAGTATTAATTTTTTAAGTTATTTTTATGTAATATATTATTCTAATATATTAACTTTTATTAATATGTAAGTCCTAGAAGTAAGAGAAAGAGAGACAACTAATAGGACTTATATATATTATAATTTTGTATAATATTTTGTAAATAACTTATCTGAAATATAAATCTAATTCTTTTTGTGTAGGTTTTCTTAATTCATTTTCATTCCAACTATCATTATATAATATATCATTATTTTCATATTTTGTAATAGAAAATATTTTTATATAATCTATATAATTATTAGTTATCATAACAGCATAATCTCATACTTTATATTTAGGTAAATTTTCAAATTTTTTTTCTTTTTTTTCTTTTATTTCTTCTATAAATCAATTTACTTCTAATATTTTATTAGCTATACGTGATATATTTTCATATAAGCTTCATACACTAATAAATCATATTTCTTCATCTTTAAAAGATTTTATTACTTTATATTTTTTATTCATTATATTCTTTCTATTATATATTTAATAAATTTATTTTTATTATAATAGCCTCATTTAAGATAAAGATATTTTCTATTAATTACATTATTTCTTACAGTATGTTTTGTAACTTCTAAATAGGACCTAAATATTTCTATATTATTTGATGTAATTTTTACTGGTTCATTATATTTAAGAAATTTAATTAATTCTTTCGATATATAAAAACCTTCTTTTAGTAATATATTTCATCTTTCATATTCTAATCAGTTATATATTCATAACTCTCTTAATTCTTGTGTTATTTGTTGTTTATATGTCATCTTTTTATTTTTTATTTTTACTATATATATAATATATATTTATTACAAAAAGTAAAATTATTTTTTACTTATATTTTCATTTTGGTTTAATTTTATGTATATTAAATTTTTGTATATAGTTTAATTCTTTATTTGATATAAATTTTTTATATGAATATGAAAGTATAAGGAGTTCATTATTTCATGATTTTGTATAGATTATATAATGGACTCAGTCTGATATATTAATAAGTTTTCAATGTATTTTAAGAGATGTTTTATATTCATTTCTGTCTGATATAAGTTCTCTTAGTTTTTTTTCTAAGAAGAAGATAGCTTCTTGTTGATTATATTTATATACATCTCATTGTATAAAAGGACAAAGTTTAATTGTTTTATTTATAGAATACTTACTACATCATATATACATAGTTATTTTGTTATATTATATAAGTGAGTTATTTAAAAATATTTTGTTCAATTTATGTTTTCATCTCAAAATTTAATCTCATAATCATACCAAGTTCATTTTTCCCAATATCATATTACTTTTATTTCCACTAAATCCATTTTAAACTCTGTTCAAACAACACTTTCATCTAATTCTTCATTTTTTTGTTTTAAAAATTCTTCATCAATTTTTTCTAAAATAAAATCTTTAAATTCTTTTTGTTTGATTGGTTTTGTTTTTTCTTCAAGTTCTTTTGTCTTATTTACATAAAAATTAGTAATCATTTTTCAAACTTCTACCATTTCCTCCATTGTAGGCTCTCATCATTCATCTAATAATTTTCATAAATAGTATCATTTTGGCATTTTTGTATATCATCTAACTTTTGCTAAAAATTTTCATTGTAATATATTTAATTTTGTTTTCATATCTCTTGTATTATAAATTAAAATTATTTATTATTTCTCAATTCCCATAAATCATATCAGTTTTGCATATTTAACCAAAATTCAGCAGATATTTTAAAAACTTTTTCTAATTCAAATGCTAATTTATATGTTATCGGAGTTTTTCAAGTTATTATATTTGAAATATGCTTAGGAGTTTTACTCAATATAATTTTATTACTTCTTTAAGTGTTTCTCAAGGATATATATTTATATTTGGGTTAAATTTTTCATAATTTTAATCAATAAAAAATAAAACTGCCCCTATTTGTCATAGTATCATTACAAAAAAATCATAACTTAATACATCCTCAGTAGCTTTATTCATCATAACACCAGCTATAAACACAAGTATTCATCACAATATTTTCATTCTTTTTATTAATAAATTAAAAGTCATACTCAAATCCATATCAATAAGATTAATCTTGCTTTTCAAGTGGTCATTTCCACGTTTTTTCAGCTTATTTTATGAAATACGTATGCTTCAAGTATTATTACAAGTTGGTATCAAAGTAACCATATCACTAAATCTAAATGTTCCATATCTCTTTATTATAAATTAATCTTGTTCAGCTTCTCTATAATTTTTAATGCTTTCAATAGCAACTTCTGAACAAGGTATTATCTCACTAATTCTACTATCAGTTATTCAAATTAATGGAACAATTCAACATATCTTTACTTCACTTCTATCTGCTAATCCATATTGAGCTACTCAACTTAAAGCTAGTCATTTCTTCGCCCAAAATCTCCATAGTCTTCTACTTTCAGATAAAACATAATAATCTTCTTCTACCTTTTCTAGTATACCAAAATGTACTCAACTATCATATCATCTAAGTATAACATATTTTCAAATAAATTCTTGTCATTTAATTGTTTTTGTTTGAGTATCTTCTCAAAGTAAATATTTTTCTAATATTTTTTCTATAATCTGTTCTTTCATTTTTTTATTATTTAGTAATTAAAGTTTTAACTATTTTATTATAGTCTCAGTTTCAGTCTCAGTATCAGTTTCAGTCTCAGTATCAGTTTCAGTATCAGTATCAGTTTCAGTTTCAGTGTCAGTCTCAGTATCAGTTTCAGTCTCAGTATCAGTTTCAGTCTCAGTATCAGTTTCAGTATCAGTTTCAGTTTCAGTCTCAGTATCAGTTTCAGTCTCAGTATCAGTTTCAGTCTCAGTATCAGTTTCAGTCTCAGTATCAGTATCAGTATCAGTATCAGTATCAGTATCAGTTTCAGTTTCAGTTTCAATATCAGTATCAGTTTCAGTTTCAGTATATTATTGACATATATTTTATATTATAAATTAAAATTATTTATCTCGCATACTCATTAAATGATATTCTCATTATAGTCATAAAATATTTATACGATACCATTGTTTACTTTTTTCTCCTCAAGTTTCTTTTTTCCATTTCTTCCATTTTTCTGTTTGGGTAATTCATTTTATTCTATTCCCTCATACTTTCATTTCTCAATTATTATATTTCTCAACTATTTCTTCATCAGAGAATCATCATAAAGATGCATAATTCCAATATGTTTTATAAGATATAGGAAGTCATAATTCCTTATATCTATTCATATATGAATTTCTTTTATTCTTATCCATATTTTTAATTTGTTCATCAGTAAATCATTTATTAGAAAGATACCAATACCGTGAGTATGATATTTTTAAATTTAGATTTCTGTATCTACTTCTATAGGTTGTTTTCACGCTACCATTTTTATTTAATAATTAAAGCACCACACTATCATTTTTATTTAATATCTGTAAAATATTCTATCACATCGATATAATCCTTTGGATTTCCAACTCTTCTTGCATACCAACTTCATCAATCCACAGATACTTTTCCACAAGAACAAGTTTTAAAATCATGTCCATTCATACTTCTTATAAAATCTTTACAGTGTACGCACACTGCTCCATTTATAAAAATATCTCAAGCATGGAATTTCTCTCTTGCTTCTTGCGTTACTCATTTACTGAGTAAATACAAATAATCTCTTATTCATCTTTTCTCTGGTGGAGTATCATATATTTCATTTGTCCATTCTCTTTTTTCTTTCATATTATCTTTATAATAAATTAAATTCTTATTTTCAATAACAAACTAAATCTGGCTTATAAAGCTTATCATCATCGTCATCTATCGCCATTTGTTTTACAACTTCTCTGTCATATTCATACCTTTTTCAATTAATATCACAACATCAAGTAAATTTAGCTATTGATAATTGACTATTAATCCATTGTTTATATGGTATTCTTTCTAATTCTTTATTCATACTCTCTATCAAAATTATCATTTAAACATCAAGGACAAACTGGAGGTTCATACTCATAAATTTCAAAACAATTGGTGCAAGTGTATTTTTCCATATCTCTTTATTATAAATTAAAATTATTAAACTACTGGTAGTCAAGTTATCATCATAGGGTTTGTTTTAATAATTTTATATCTATCATTATATATTTTATCCCATTTTTTTTGTATTCTTTTTTTCTTGTGCCACATATATCTTATAAACTTTTTTTCTCTCCTAATTCAATCAATAACTTTCATTCAATACATCATAGATACTCTAAAATCATCATGTTCTCATCTATCTACAATCTTAGGCTTAATTTCTTTTTTAAAAGACTGTAAAATTTCATCATCAAATATTAATATATTTTTCATATCTCTTTGGTTATATTATATAAGTGAGTTATTTAATATACTATTTTTTAAAAAAATAATCATTATATCATTGTGCTCAACTTCAAAATACTGGCTCTCAATTTAATCTCCTCTTTTGGCATTCATTACATACATCAATTTTAAATTTTTCAAAATATGGTGTAGTTGCTCTTCATTCATCTTGTTCAGTTGTCATTATTACATCAACATTTATGTTTTTTATATTACTATTATCTCCAGTATATCAACATAAATCACAACTAATTATTGTTTCTTTACTCATATCTCTTTATTATAAATTAAAATCTATTAACAGCCTTATCTATCAAATACTTCTCTCTCTCACTTACACTTAATTTAAAGTATTCTTCTTTCTCCCTTAGGTCAAGCAGGGAAAAGGTCTTCCTGCGAATATTACCAATATAAGTGTAAGCTGGATTTTCATCATCAATCACTTCTTGTGTTCCATCCTTGAGTTCTTGAACTGTGAATGGAAATAGGTTTTTTAGTTTCATAGTTTTTTTGTTAATAAATATTCTTTTATTTCATTAAAATCTTTCATTTAAAAAATCTTTTATTATTACTACAAATAACATTAAACAAATTATTATCATATTTAGTCATACAAAAAAACTTCATTCATCCACTATAATACATCAGCTTATATATATATTTACTGTTATCAGTAAAAAAAATCAATGTAGCATATTACTTCAATCATCAAATAAATCCCTGATTGTAAATTTTATAATTTTATTCATATTCTCTCTTAATTACATAATAATCCCCACACTGCTCCACTTCTATATCTTTATCAATATCTTCTTTTGACAATATATTACCATGAAATATAATCTTATCTTGTAATTTTAAGTCTTTTACTTTCATAATATTTTTCTAAATATTTAATAATTTTCATCTATCCAATTAAGTAAATTTTTATCTTCTGGTTTTGGTATAATAACTCAATATTTTGTTTCCCATATTTCTCTTATTTGGTTTATAAACCATTTGAATTCTGAAGTATTTAATCATGTAGTAGTTTTTAATTTAAATATACTTTTAATAAGTTCATGAGTTTCTACTTGAAAATATCAATGATGTTCACTAATAATAGGAATAATTACTCACCAATAATATGAATTTTGTGCTAAAGTTCTTACACTTTTTTTTTGTTTTTTAATACATTCATATATATCATTTTCATTTCATTTAGATATATATTCTATAACACTATTTTTCGTTCAAATCATAATCTTTTAAAATAGATTGTAAATTTTTTAAAAATTCATTATTTATATTTTTAATTTCTTCTATATATTCTTCTAAATTATATTCATTATTTTTATCTTTTTTTAATTTATGTGAAAGAAGTAATAATGCACGTTCAAATGTTGAAGGAAATAATATAAAATCTCATTGCATTTCTTCTCATATATTTTTACCTTCTTTTCTTATTACCATTTCTTTTAAAATCCATCCGAATCTATCTTCTTCAATAATATATTTTCAAATTCTTAATTTCATATTTTTTTTAATTATTTTTTAATATTTTTAATAATGGTTGTATTCATTGAGATATTTTTTGTATAATTTCTTTATTTGTAATTTTTTTATTGTATGCAAGAGATATATAACATTGATTTAATCAAGTTCTCAAACCTATTTCTTGTTGACTTTTTCATTTTTCCATTAAAAATCATATATCTTTACTTAATTGTTCTATTTCTGAAGGTAAAACATAATCACTATGGGTTTTTGTAGGACTTTGTCTTGGTACATATTTATTTACTTCTTTTCAAGCTTTTAAATCTTTTAATTTTTTATTTACAGCTTCTACATGTTTTTTAGAAACTATTTTTTTACTACTATATTTAGCAATCATACAATAACTAATTCCTCATAATGCTTCTCATAATCTTTTATGATTACCATATATTTCTCTTAGTTCATTAATAAGTTCTGCAGTTTCATCTATTTTAGCTTTACTAGCTTTTTCCCAAGTAGTATTTTTTCTTTTTTTATAAGTTCTTTTATTCATTAATACAAATGGCTCATTTTTTGTTTCTTTTAATTTTTTTTGAGCTTCTTCAATTTTTTTTATTGTATTATGAATAGCTTTTTGTTTTTTGTTTTTCTTATACTCTTGCACATCCTGGATAAATGTTTTTAGTTTTCTATATAGATATATACCATACTTAATTAAAATGCCTCCCACAATGAATAAACCAATAAATTTTGCAATTGTAATAAGCTCTATAGCTCATATTACGTTAAAAACGTCTCATAATGTTGTCATCTTTCTCTTTTTAGTTAATTATAAATACTTTATTTCTAAAGTTACATCTTGTTCTAAATGAACTCAAGGAACTATAACTCCTTGTTTTAAATCATTTTTGATTTCATTTTTATTTATTTTTGTTATTGTTTTTGTTTCTGTTTTTATATAATCTTTAGGTACTTCATCTTCATTATCAATAATAAGTTTTCAAATACTTGTTTTTTTTCTTACTTGTACTCAATTACTTTCAAATTTATCTATATTAGATTTATTTAAAAGTTCTAATCATTTAGATTTAAGTTCGTTTTCTTTTTCATTAAGTTGTTTTAACATTTCTTCTCATTTCCTAATTCTTATCATAAGCATAGAACTTTCTAATTCATTTTTTAATTTTTCTAAATTTAATTGATATTCTAATTTTTTTGTTTGGATTTCAGATAAATCTCAAACTAATCATAATGTTGTTAATTCTGTCATAATTATATATTAAATATTAAAATGGTGGATTACCTTCTGTTCCTATCATTTCTTTCATTTGTCAATCAATTTTCATATCATAATAATCTTTAACTTGTTTTGCCATATTTAAATCTAAAGTATATTTTTGTTCTATAATTTTTTTAGCATCAAAATAATCTTTATAATTTTCTTTTTCTTTAAATTTTTCAAATATTTGTTGTGTAAACTTAGGTAAAGATTTTTTTGTATTAGAATATTGAGCTGCTTTACCATCATCATCTTCTACTTCCAAATCAAATAAAGCTAATAAATTATAACGTCTATAATATGTAATTTCTGAACCTTTATCTTGTGGTTTTATTCATTCAGACATAAGTATTGAACTTTCTATTTGAGAATTATTTTCAATATCATATATAATAGTTACTACTTCATTATTTATTATTTTATGTATAATAGCTAATTGTAATTTTTCTAATATTGGCCATAATTTTTCTTGTATTTGGTCTAATGTAGCATACTTATAATTATAAGCGTTTGTATTACGTTGAAGTTTTATTCATTTTTGTTTTACTTCAAATAATTTTTGATATAAATTTTTCATATTATTAAATTAAATTATAAAATATGTCATATAATAAATATAAGTCATAATAAGATATATATTTCCATAAGTATTTAGTTAAAAATTATTCTTCATGGTCATAATCCATTCTCTCATCTTGAGCTTTTGAATTATACCATTCATCTATTTTCCTTAATGTATGTCTATTTACTGTTATTTTGTCTTCTATCCTTAAATAACTATCTGTTCATAATTCAATTTTATTTTGAGTTTTTTGAAGTAATTCTAATTCTTCTTTAATAAATTCTTCAAATGCTATAAACTCAATCATTCATGGTTTTATATCTCTCATAATTATTTTTTAGTAATAAATTTTTTACCATACTTACTTAAAAGTATCTTTTGTACTTGTCTCCAAGTATGTTTTCATTCTCCACAAGTTTGTTCTAATCAATATACTTTATCATTAACGAAGGAAATCATACGTTTCCATTCATTTTGAGTTCAATTATCTAATGTATATTGAAACAAATCTTGTATAATTTGATTAGCTTCTAATATATATTCTGATTTTTTCATATATATATTTTAAAATTAAATTAATTGATTTATTTTATCAATTATATGTATATTATACTTATTTTATTGAAAATGTAAAATTATTTTTACTTTTTTTTGTAGTTTTGTTTTAAACTAAACGTTTCTTTAATTTTAAAATAACATTTATTGTATACAATTTTTATACAAAAATAAAAAACTAGTTAATATATCATAGTTCTTTTAATATAAATTGTTGAAGTTTATATTCATCTGTGAGTTGATTATTAAGAAAAACGTTTCAGTCATAGAAGTTTGTTCATTCAAAACGTATTAAATTTGTTCATACATATTCCCATCAATCTGTTTTATTTGTTTTATATAATCTTTCATTGAGCATTGAATAGAAAGCTCTTTGTGATTTCGTAACATTATTTCCTCTTGTTTTGAGTTCAATAATCATAAAGCGTTTAGTTTTATAATTTTGTATGATAGCATCAATATCTTGGATTATTATACCTAAATCACTTGGAGGTAAATTATCATACATCCATTGAGAAAAATATTCTTCATATTTATTGTTTTTCATATCATTTCATTACTAAATTATTAAATTCAATAAAATTATATATTCTTATTTTATTAAATCATATATTTTGTGATATTTTTATTCATTGATTATCTCTAAATAATTTATAGATTATTCATTTTAATCTAAAAATATGTTTCGTTATTTTAGTATTAGTATCAATAATAAATTCAGTTTTTTTATATATATTTTTTATAAATATTTTTACATCATTTATATTAATATCATTATGTAATTGTATAAAATTATATTTATTAACTAATTTTGTTGATATTTTTCTACATATATTATATAATTTTGTGGATAAACTATAGTAAGTACATTTCTTTTTATATTTAGAATTATATACTTTCCAACTTTTTACAAATTTATATTTTTTTAATAATCACATTATTTTTCTATGATTATTTCTATTTAATCATTTAGTTTTATATGTACTCGTTAACATAAAACAATTATTTTGTTCAATACAAAATGAATACATTACTTTAAATAATTCATTTATTCAATATTGTTTATCTTTTCTAAAAAATGTATTTATATCTTTAACTAATTGCATAAAAAAACTAAGTTAATAAATTAATACCAACTTAGTTTTTTAACCTCTATATATTTAAAATCTATTACTTAGCGTCTATCCATAGTGTACTAAGTTGGATAGACTTCAAACACTATGAGGTTTATGTTTTGTGTATCATTAAATGATATTTATATATTAATTAATTATTTTAAAATGTAAAACTTTTTTTTTATTTTTTAAATTTTTAGTTTATTTTAACACTTTTTTATACTTTTTTTATTTTTTTTATTTTACTTTCTGTGAGTTACCACAATAGATATAATTAAGTTTAGTTAATCCGGTTTTTATGTCTTATTTTTAGTTTCCTGATTTTTCATAGACTTAAATTCTATTTTAGGTTTTTCTATTATATTAAATCATGTATTATTAAAAAGTAGTTCATATCATCTTTTTTTAAGAACATCTTCTAATTGTTTTATAGCATTATTGAATTGTTTATTAGTTAGGAGTTGTTTCATTATTCTTTTGTTATTTTAATAAAAAAGTTATTTTCAATAAATTGTTTATAGTTTGTAGTATATTTTAGTATTTCCCATAATTTATCATAATCTTTATCTAATTGTTCATATAAAGATTGTTTCAGTTCTATTTTTATATTTGTTCATTCTTCTAAAATAAGTTGTTTAGCTTTATTAAACATTGGTTCATATATATGCATTGAATTAGCATTATGCCACATACATCATAGTTCTAATTCAGGATAAGTTTCTTTTAAATCTAAATATAAACTTTGATGTACTAAACTAAACCATACAACATCCGCAGTAAATCCATATATAATATCATTACTTCTCATTGAGTTAATACAATGTAATTGATTATCTCTTATAAAAAATTGTTGATAATATGTACATATCACATCTTTTTCAAATAGTTCTTGACATCAATCATGATTATATCTTATAAATGCTTGTCTACTTTCTTTATCTTGTTTTAAACTATTAAGTGCCCATTCGTATTGATTTCATCAATTATTTGTTAAAATATCTCTATAAAATACTAAATATCAATAATTTGAATTTACTAATCAATCTTCATTTTGAATAGTATTCCATAAATTAGCATATTGTCATATATTATCTACTGATAAATCTCATGAAAGATACCATAATAATTCACTTGATATATATTTATATAGAAATTTTCTTGATGGATATTCATATCATACATTAAGTATATCATCTATTTTTACACTAAAATTAAGTAATTCTTTTATATTTTGTCATCTTGGTGCAGAGTCATTTCAATTTTCTAATAAATCTCTTAATATATTTTTATATAAATCTTTCATATTGTAATTTTGTATAAGTATTAAATTTTTGTTCTAAAAGTTCTCTTTGATATTTTATATATTTTGTTCTTAATTTAGGATTATTTTTTAAAAATTTTATCATATTATGTACATCTTCTTTATTCTCAATATACCAATGTTTATTTTCTTCTCAAAATATTTTATATTCTATATCATAATCATAATCAATAAGAATAAGTGTACCACATAAACTTAATTCAATTAATCTATGATGTATACTATTGTTATAATAACTTTCATCTCACGTCATTATAGATACCTTAGAATTATTAATAAGATTATATAATTCATTAAATTGTGTTTTGCTTTTATAAAAGTGATTATCATTATTTAATATTTTATTCCATGGTCATATTAATAAATGATTTCATTCCATATCTTCATAATACTTTTTTATAAATTTATTTCTTGCTCATCAACGAGTAGTTCAATAATAAATAGTATCATAAAGTGGTTCTTCTTTTATTTCTTTATATTCTATTAAATTTCTTACATTTCATATAACAGGTATATAAATAAATTCTTTTACATTTATTCATTGTTCTGAATATATTTCTATCATTTTATCTCTATTATATAAATTTCAACTTAAAAATGTAGAATTTGAAATAATATCTATAGTTTTTTGTTTTTCTAAATTAAATTTATCACAAATCTTATTTATCATTTTAAAACTAAAAGATTTATTTAAATCAAAAACATATGTATAAACTTTATTATTATTAAATCTATTAATAAATTCTATTTGTTTCTTATATTCATTTCACCATAATCATCAAAAATTAATAAAAGGTGTATTGTATATAATAAGTATATCATTTTCATTTATTTTTAAATCTAATTCATTATAATCCAATAAATTATAATGTTTATTTTCTATCTGATATTTATTTCTTGTATTACATATTATTTTTACTTCTTCTCATTCTAAAGAATGTAATATATAGTAAACATCAGGTCTCATTTTATTATAATCTAATAATTGCGTTGTAGGGAATTGGTCTCCTAATGGGATTATATATATCATTATTTTTTTTCGTTATAATGTATAAAATGTAAATTACAAGCCGCATGAATAAGATGAGATAATCAACTTTCTTTATCTACTAATTCTCATTTCTTCCAAGCTAATAAATGTCTCATAGCACTTGCATAGTGGAGTTCTGTATCAACTCAAACCCATGACATAGGTTTATATTTTTCAGCTCACATTCTTAATACTTCTCACATTTGTAATAAAAAATCTGGTTGTATATATTGTAAAGCCGCTTTTCATTCACTATCTTTGAGAGGCTTTGTATTTCATCCATTCATAATGTTCTTGTTGTAATCAAATATATTTACCAAGTTTAAGGTTTGGTGACCTTTTTAGTATTTTACTTTTTTGTTTTCAAAAGTCAAGTTTGTTTATTAATCAATCATTTAACAATTTGTTTATTAATTGTCAAATCTGCATAATAACATCCATTAATTCTTCTTCTATATTCTCTCAATCATTATTTTCTATTCATTCTTGTAATTCTAAAAGTTCTGATATAGTATCTTTAATATATTTTTGATAATCATTCTCTTGATATCAACTATATTGTTCTTTACGTCTTAATAACTCATACAAATTTTTATCTTGTAATTGAGTATACATTTCTCTTGTTTTATTCATAATTATCTATTTCATGTACTTCAAAATCAACCAGAACCTCTCATTGTATTATTTTCTTTTTCAAATTCTTCTTCAGAAATCATTTCAATATCTCATAATACAACTGGTCTTACAATTCACTGAACTATTTTATCTCAAGCTTTTAATTCTATAGGTTCTCAAGCTATTTTTGTAAAATGTATATTAAACTCACCTCTATAATCAGCATCAATTACACAACTTCAAACTTGTAAATTTTTCTTTAAAGCTACTCAACTTTTTTCTTTAAGTGTGAAATCAAATCATGGTTCTATAATACATTTTAATCTTGTCGGTATAAGAATAGTATCTCATACTTTCATTGTAGTTGTTTCAAAATCATTAGGAATATATATATCTATCCCTGATGAATATTCTGTACCTCTTGTAGGTGTTTTTGTATCTCAAATTTTCAAAAATTTTATCATTTTATTAAATTTACTAAATAAATTACTCACTTTTGTTCCCTTCTTGCACTTCCCATATTACAAAAATTTCATTTGTATTTGTATCAGTAACTGATGTAACAATATTTCAAAACATTGATTCAAGATACAAACGTTCATTAGGATTTTTCTTTAAAACAAAATCCTTTGCTCAATCTTCAGAAAAGTATCAAACTATTTTCTCCTCAGTTATATTTACAATTTTATACCTTTTCATATAAAAAATAGTTAAAACATAAAAGTTGAATAGCTTCAACAATTAGATTATAACTATTTTCTTACAAATGTAAAATTATTTTTACTTTTTTTTTATTTTTTAAATACAGTATTACATTTCACTAATTACTTTTTTTCTAATTCTTTAATTATTTTTTTAGCTTGCTCAGCTCAATAACATATTCTAGCTTCTACATTATTACAATTATTTATAGCTTCTATCCATTCTATTTGTTCTATTGATATACTACTAGGACTTTTTAATATTTTTCAAGTTTTACCAATAGGTCTTTGTCTTTTCATTTCTATAAATAATAAAGCTCTTCTTTTTAATATAATACAAAAATCAGGAAATCATTTAGATACTCATAATCTTTTTCTTTTAGCTCATTTATAAATTGAATGTCAATCAGTCTCATTCATTATATTATTAAATTTATATCATTTACTTCTTAACCGATTAGAAAATACTTCTATTTCAAAATCTTCTTTAGGTACCATATTATTTAGCTAATTTATAAAATCAATTATTTTTTCATTTATGTGCTTTCATTTTTTACTTATATGTTTATTCATTCTTAGAGGCATCGTAATTTTTAAGGTATATAACTTATAGTAAATTACATTAAAGTGTCTCTCTCATTGTTTAAATCATGCTCTATCATTATATTTATATCTTACAAATTGTATATTTTCAATACTTGATGTATAGTGAGTTGTTTTTGTACAAGATTTCTATAAAGAAATTGGTAATTTGTATTAAATTTAAAGGCTAATTCTGATAGAGTATATTTATTTTTTTTATATGTGAAGTATTTTTTTGTGATATGATGATTAATTTTGTATTTTTGAAAACTTTTATTATCTCAGAAAAATTGGTAATGTTGTTCATCAAGTTTTTGTCAAAGTTTTTTAAATTTGAGTGTATGTGTTTTTTCTATGTATATCATATCACTTAAATTAAATGCATCTTCTCAAAGTGTTCACATATTAATAGTTTTTTAAAATATATCATTTTTTTCTTGCTTTTGTTATTAAATCAATTCATGGATATTTACTTTGTATTCCATATTTTTTTAATATAAAAGCACATCTTTTTATATCTTTTACTTCTCATTTATATGTTTCTATTAATTTTCAACTTTTATATAATTTTATCATAAATAATTTCAATTTATAAAATATTTTTTCTTGTAATCTCTGATAATTTCATTTGTAACTTCATAAGATAATAATTCTCAATATCACATTTCTTTTAATCTTTTAAAAAATTCTTGTGGTATAATTTTTATTTTACTCATACAATTACAAATTTCAAAATCTTTTGTTACTTTATCAACTTTATGTTTTATTCAATAATTACATATCCAATACCAATTTTTATTATCATGTGTTGGTATTCTTTTATGTTTAAACTCTTTTATAGCTGATACTTTACCATCAAACATAATTTCTCATGTATCAGGGTCAGATATAACCAATGGGTCTGAAAATTTACTATCTTCTAATTTTAACTTCAATGTTACATATTGGTCTTGTGTAATATGAAATTCTCTATTGTCATTTAAAATAACAACTTTAGTTCTTATATTCTTAGTTAATCAAGTCATAATTTAAAAATTAAATAATAATAGTTTTATTTTTTTGTTTATCTCATACTTTATTCCATTTCTTACTATTTCTCATCCATGTTCTAAATCTCAACTTTGGGTCAAATGTTTTTTCTTTCTCCCATCTTTCTTTTTTTCAATTTGGAGATTTTTCTTTCCATTTTTCAACGAAAGCATTACATTCTTCTTTAAATTCTTTTTTTGATAATCAAAATTTATCATATACTTCTTTTATAAAATCTAAACTAAATTCTTTTTTTATATATTCTTCTAATGTTAATTTTTTGGGAGCAACTTCAGTTGTGACTATCTCTATTTCTTTGTTATTGTTATTGTTATTGTTATTGTTATTGTTATTGTTATTGTTATTGTTATTGTTATTGTTATTGTTATTAGCTTGTACTTTGCTTATTTTTTGCTTCTGTTTTGCTTCTGTTTTGCTTTTTTTTTCTATACTTCAATTTTTAAATCGCTTAATATTTGCATCTAATTGAGGTTTAATTAAAGTGAATATAGTTTTAGATATTCATTCTAAATTAGGTTCAATAAAGTCTAATCAATATTTAAATATTGCATTATAAATTTTTCATTGATTCTCTATATCTAATTCTTTTATAGCTTCATAGAAACTTCTATAAAATATTAAACTTTCTCTTTTATTCATAATTTTAAAAATTTAAAAAGCCTAACATTGGTGTGAATGTTAAGCTTTTAAGGTTTAAACCTATAGTTCAGTTATAAACTGACTCACACCTTGTCAATTAATAACTTTAATATATTATCTACTTTTTTTTTAAATAAAAACTTTTTTAAATAAAAATATACTTTTGTTTTAACTAAAACAAAATATAGCATGTTTACAATATATAATTTTATTATATAATTTATCTTCAATAAAAATATATTTTCTTAGCCTTTTCTAAAAACGAACTCTCTGAGTATTTATTATAAAAAAGTGGAAGTTTTCATTTTCTTTCATGGTCATACATCTCTATACATAAAGCACATATTTCAGAAGTTTCATCATCAGCAGGCTCGATAGTTCTGATATTATTCCGAAATAAATTTTTCTTATATCAGTATTGTAATACTTCTAAACTCATTTTTGCAGCAGGTCTTCAATTCGTATCTTTGAAAAGTCCATTTCAATCCCAAATAAGATTATGTCAAACTCATCATTCCCAAGTAGCAAGATAATCTATGTCATTTTTATTAATAATTCAATCCTCAGTGACTTTTTTATACTTTAGGGTTGAATACCCCTTAATTCATAATCAAAATGCTCTCTTGTCATTTTTTGCTAGGTTTGCAATCTGTTGTGTATCTACTTTGAATTTAAGTTTTAGTTTTCTATTTAATGCCCATACAAAAACTTTATATATAACACTAAATACTGCTCATCATTTTTCACTCCAAGCTCAGAGTTTTTCAAAGTACACACATATATCTATAAGTCGAGATGGATGCACAAATATACCATAATTAAATCTTAGTATTAAAAGCAAACTTGTAATAGAACAGGAGTTTCTAGTATAGTAGTTATTATATTGATTCAATTCGTAGTCTTTTAAGTTAATCATTGTTATATCAATTATTTTCTAAAATAGTAAAATATCCATGTTCCTAGTGTAACTCATATATAGAAAATAGAACTCTTTAGTATTCAATTACTTGTTCTTAGGGCTTTATAAAACAAACAGTTAGTCTTCCGGTATCAGCATATTTTAGTTCTAACTAGGAAGTCATGTAGTGCAGCACTAGAAATAGTTTTTGGTTCTACAGGAGCAAACAATACCCATAATATTCTAGGGATGGATGCTCAATCAAACTTAAATCCAACTGGAACAATGTATTTTTCTCAAGTCAAATCATCGTTTTCATAAAAAACTAATTCCTCAGTAGTAATCCAAAGATTTTCTTTAGGTATTGGTCTTATAGCATTAAATTTAGTAAACTGACTCATCTTACTTATATTTAAAATCTCATTTTTTCAATAGTCTATTCACTGACTGCCTTATATTAGCAAGACAATCAATATAATCTGACAATTCTTTTTTTGCAGATTCTATACTCCAATCCATATCCTTTCAGTTTTCTTTTTGTCTTAAAAGCCTATGAATATCTTTTCTAACTTCTTCTATAACAAGTTCTACTCACTGTTCTATTTCAAAAAGTCACTCAAGATTTTCTTTAATTTCTGCTTCTATGGTAGCTGTTTTGATAAGGTCTACTCACATACTGGTTCTTGGTTATTAAGTAAGGTGTACACATAATCCTGATATGTTTTTATATGTTCTACTAAATTTACACACTCACTACAATCTTTATTTTTTTCTTTGATTTTTTCTATACATTTGTCTGTATATATCAAGAGTGGGGCAAAGTCTGTCATTTGCATAATCTATTAATTAAAATCTATTAAATCTTTTTTTAATTTTTCCCATAGTTCATTTGCACCTTTCACACATGATTCGTGCCATTCATCATTTAAAGTTTTAATGTTTGCAATTGTGTCATCAATATCATACATACTACTTGCAGATTTAATATTTTCCTCATTGAAATCTGCAGAAGTTATTTTATCCCCTTTCATAAAAGCAATAGCTGCATATACTGCTTGACCACACTCAAACTTTTTAGTCTCCGCAGCACCTGCACCAGAACCTCCACGTTTTCCTTTAAATTTAAATCTAATAACCGAATTATTAGTTTCTTTTATCTTAATTCCAGCAAATGTAGATCCTGGAACAGAACCAATAACAAAATCAGAAGAACCAAAAGATGGTGGATTATTATCGTCGTTATCACCTTGCTTTAACTTAGCATCTTTAAGTGCCTGAACCATATCTGCACGAGCACTTACCCTATCATCAACTTTAACTAAAATTGTAGTAACCTTTTGACGAGCACTTTCAACTTCAGTATCCAATGATTCAGATACTTTATTTACCGCTAACAATACTTCGGATAAAGTTGCCATAATACTTTTTTGAAGTATTTAGAATGGAGTTAAGCGGACTCGAACCGCTGACATCCTGCTTGCAAAGCAGGCGCTCTACCAACTGAGCTATAACCCCTTGAGATA